ACTATCTCCAAATACAATATTTTTGGTATTAACATCTAAATTGCCGCCAAGTTGAGGTGAAGTGTCAGAAACTAAATCTGTATCAATACCTGTTAAGTTTGCACCACTACCAACGAATTGTGTGGCAGTAACAATACCAGCAAATTCAGCATTACCATCTACACTAATACTAGCACCAACACCTACTCCTGTTCCAATTTTTATACCTTGTCTTGCAGTAACTAAACCAACAGAGTCTATATTCGTTACGTCTTCGTATGTTAGAGTTCCAGCGATACCAACATCACCACTAAACGTTCCTTTAGTGGCGATAACATTTCCAGTATCACCTTGAATTTGTACACCCATTTCTTCTCACAAAGTCTTTCTTAGTATTTATTTATCTAACCTCTTGACCAATGATATAAAGTAGTTTGCATCAATTACAACCAATGGTTTCTTTTGATTTTTCTTCATCACCACAAGAGGTTCATAATCATTACAGTTTGCTTTTGCCTGTTCGTATGCTTCCCATACGTTTAACTTCTCAACATTCTTACACTCAACACTGAAGGGAAACTTCTGTCTTGCGGCACGAGCCATAATTAAATCTTCACCACCAGCACCCATACTGCGTGATTCAATATCTTCTGGATGCACTTCAAGTTGTTCTATAATCTGATCACGAACCCACTGTTGAAGTTTTCTACCTTTCGCTTTCGCTGATTGTGTCTTCATTTTAAAAGATTCCAAGTATCATGAAAGTCAGTCACCTCATGAACTATACCCCAGTTCTTTTCTGTGATGGCCTGACCGAGAGGATAATCATTCTCTCCCTCCTTTAATTTATCTCCATAAAAATGGAGTGTATCTTGAGGTTCAAAGTCACGAAGTATCTGACTCTTATCACCATCAGAGATATCAAGGCCAGTCTGTCCACCAATCTGCACATTGAGTTCTGGAAATCTATCTTTTAATCTTGCAGCAATATCTCTTCTTTCATTTGTATTGATATCCCACTTCACATACTCTTCCCTCTCAACAAGATTCACACCACCACCACGACCTAGAATACTAAAGTTGATTCCGCCTGGCCTTTCTTCGATATGTAATCCACAACGAACAGGAAACTGACTATAATCTAATTCATCCTGTAAAAATGATCTAACATCTAAAGGTAGTCCCCATGATGAACGATATATATTTTCGTTTTTCTCCCATACATCTGCACCCGAACAATTATAAACTCTCTTTGCTCTGTAACAAATATCTAATCCTAATTGGTCTACTGTCTTCTGTCTATCACTCCCAGTCACCAGATACACATCATGTTTGCAACAGAACTTAATCATGAATGCTTCAAATGATGGGTCAATCACCTGTCTGCTTGGTGTCAGAGTTCCGTCAACGTCAAAAATATATTTCATAGTTTAAATATGGTAAAAAAAGAGAGGAGTTATTCCCCCTCTCTTGGATTTTTTAATTCCCATTCGTCATTGGGAAATATATTTAGATAAACCCATTTTGCATAGTGTACACCACGATAACACAGAAAGGCAAACACCTTCTCTGGGTCATGAATTTCTGGATCAAAATCTGGAATTTCGGGTGGTTCCCAATTAAAATTGATGTTTATCATTTGTCTTTACTTACTGTAACAATTATTTATAATTGTACAACAATTGTGCTTCTGCGTAGATGATTGCCAAGAAAACTACGCTTGCTAGCAAGATTTCTGTGACTACAATCATCTTACTTAGCTCCTTGTACAGCAACGCCTCTGTAAACAAGTTGTTTCTGAGACTGCTTAGTTTCCTTTTGACGAGTTTCAGTATCGTACTGAACTCCTCTATAAGTAACCTTTGCCATTTGGTTTCTCCTAAAGTAATTGGACTTTTTAAATCCGTTCCTTCAGTCGGCTTTTGCGTCTCCCGTAGGAGATGAACGAACCCGTTCCGAGTCGGCTTACTTGCGTCCTATCTGCCATGTCTCACATTGTTCATCTGATACTTTGGTACGAAAGTAATCTATAAGATACTCGTGTGCGTCAGAGTTAAGATTTTCATCACTGAGAATCTCAATTCTTGATTGATTCCATTCATCACATGATAGTTCCCAATGGGAAGCATCATGTTCAGCAAATAGAAGTACCAGTAGTGCGAGTCCGTGCATATTGGATGAACGATGTGTTAATTCTAACACATTTATACTATATAGTCAAGTAATTTTGTAATTTGTGTTACAGTTTAAATCCAGCGAATGTGTCTTTCTTGACATCCTGTTTAATCCCACCAACCACATATGACTCTACTTCTGTCTCTTGAGGTGCAACTTGCAATCCTTTTGATGAGATCCAATGTTGAGTCCAAGGTAGTGGATTATTACGGGCAGGGATGTCGTAGATCGGCCTTAATCCTATCGCTTTCATACGGCGATTGGCAATCCATTCTACATATTGTCCTAGTAGTTTGTCATTCAATCCGATCATACTACCATCTTTGAAGAGATATTTTGCCCATGCTTTCTCTTCATCAACTGTCTTCTTAAACATTCTGATTGTATTTTCTCTTTCTTCTTCTGCAATAAGTTTCATCTCTGGGTCATCACCTTCGTTCCACTTATTTAATATCTGTTGTGTGACAACTACATGCTGGTTTTCATCCCGACTGATGAGGGATATGATTTTAGCAGATCCTTCCATGAGTTTGAGTTCACCGAATGCAAATGAGCACGCAAATGACACATAGAATCGTATTCCTTCCAGAATATTGACATTTGCGATTGCTCGATAGAGTTTCCGTTTGAGTTCATGTCTGTCGTAAGTTCCTGTTGGGTGGCCTTCAACTGCATATTTCCACAGATTACCAGAATCGTACTCATGAGCGTCGTTCACAAAATCATCATATGATGAGGTTACACTTTCTGCACGTTCTAATATCTTCTCGTCTTGTAAAATTGTATCGAATACTTCGGCTGGGTCTGAGTAAACATTCTTGATGATGTATGTGTATGAACGACTATGGATCATTTCCATAAATTGCCAGACGTTCATGCACGCTTCCAACTCTGGAAGAGAACAGTATGGTGCGAATGCCATCCCAGGCGCCCTACCTTGAACAGAGTCTAACATGATTTGATATTTCAAGTTAGAAGTGAAAATATGTTTCTGTTCTGGACTCAAGTTCTGATAGTCAGAACGGTCTTTTTGTAGGGAAACTTCCTCTGGTCTCCAGAAGTAGCCTAATTGTTGTTGAGTTAATTTCTCGAACACAGGGTATTTAGACCCATCGTATCTTTGAACTCCCAAAGGTTGTCCAAAAAACATGGGTTGTTTTTTAGTTTCGACTTCTTTAGTGTTAAAAACAGTGATGCCTGACACTCTATTCTCCGTGGTTAAATTTTACAGGATTCGCAATCATCTTCTTGCTCAACTGAGCACTCACCCAATAATTTATCTAAACTTTCTTTTACATCTATCTCATCAGATTTAAGGTCATTTGTATTCTGATAGTAAGATGTTTTCCAACCATACTTAAAGGTTGTTAATAGATCTTGTGCCATCACTGATGTAGGAACTTCAGAGTTCTCATATTGAAGTGGATTATAAGACCAGTTACCAGAAATTGCTTGATCAAAGAATTTCTGCATAACCGCAACGATGTTTATGTATCCAGTATTACCAGGCATATCCCAGAGCAACGTATAGTTATTTTTAAGTGTTGCATACTGTGGTACAACTTGTTTAAGAGGTCCTTTCTTAGACTTCTTTGTTGAGATAAGATCTCTTGGTGGTTCAATACCATTAGTAGCATTTGAAACAACTGAAGAAGACTCTGATGGCATCTGTGCAGACAATGTGCTATGTCTGAGTCCATACTCTAGTATGTCTTCTCTCAATTCTTCCCAATCATAGTTCAACTTATTTGGTACAAGTTCATCTACATCTTTTTTGTAAGTATCAATAGGTAAAATACCGTCAGAATATTTAGTTGAATCAAAATATCCACATGGTCCTTTTTCTTGTGCTATTTTGTTAGATGATTTAAGTAGATAGTATTGAAATGCTTCTGCTAGATCATGTGTTAGTTGCCATGCTTTAGGATCTTCATACTTAACACCTTGCTTTGCAAGATAGTGTGCAAGACCAATAAATCCTACACCTATAGAACGTCTTGAGAGGGTGCTAAGACGTGCTGCATCCACTGGATAACCTTGATAGTCAATCAACTCGTCTAAGGCACGTACAGTGAGGTCACAGAGTTCTTCTAGTTCATCAAGGTTTCGTAGTTTCCCTACATTGATAGCAGATAAAATACACAATGCAATCTCACCTTCACCATCTATGTGTTGAATAGGATCTGTTGGAAGTGTGATCTCTTGACAGAGATTACTCATGTTAACCTTGTCCTTAAATGAGGAGTGCTCATTACAATGATCAATATTCATGATGTAAATACGACCTGTCTCTGCTCTCTCCTTAAGCAAATCTAAAATAAGTTCTTGAGCTCCAATAGTTTTCTTTGGAATAGACTCATCAGATTCATAAAGTGTATAGAGATCATCAAACTTGTCAGTGCCAAAAGCATCGTACAAACCTGGTGTATCGTGAGGTGAGAATAAAGTGATGTCTCCATTACTGATAAACCTTTCGTAAAATAGTTTTGAAATCTGTATACTATAGTCTAGTTTTCTAACTCTATTATCCTCTGTACCTTTGTTATTCTTCAGTACAATTATATCTTCTATTTCTTGATGCCAGATGGGGAAGTGGACAGTCGCTGATCCACCTCTAATGCCATTTTGAGTGCAGCATCTGACAGTGCTTTCAAACTTTTTGAGGAACGGTATAACACCTGTGTGCTGTACTTCTCCGTCTCTGATTTTAGCGTTGATCCCACGGATTCTACCTGCGTTGATACCGATACCAGCCCTTTGAGCAACGTAGTAACCAATAGCCATGTCACTGCTGAAGATGCTATTGAGGGTGTCATCAACATCAACAAGAACACAGCTAGCAAATTGTCGTAAAGGTGTCCTAACTCCCGCCATGATGGGGGTCGGAATGTTGATCTTGTGTTTGGAAATGGCATCGTAGTATCTCTTTATGTAATCTAGTCTAATTTGTGGTTCGTACTCTTGAAATAAAGTAACAGCAATTAACATATACATGTACTGTGGAGTCTCAAAAACTTGATTACTACTCCTATCTTGTACTAGATATTTGTCAACTATCTGACGAAGACCTGCATAAGTAAAAAGATAATCACGATCATGATCTATCCAAGAATTGATCTTGTCCCATTCTTCGTCTGAATATTTATCTAAAATGCCACCATCATACACACCTTCTGCCACACATTCTTGTACGTGTTCCTTGACATGAGGATGTCCGTTAGTTAACCATCCAGATCCTAAGACCTGTTTTCTTACTGCATATAGTAATAGTCTTGCTGCAACAAATTGATAGTTGTAATGATCTAGATCAATTAGATCACTAGCAGACCTAATTAAAATCTCTTGTATGTCCTTAGTTTCAATCAAATCATAGAATTGTAGACCTGAGTTCATCTCTACTTGGGAAGCACTCACACCGCTTCCTAACCCTTCACATGCTTCCTCTACCATCTTATGAACTTTGTCTAAGTTCAAGGGTTCTACAGACCCATCTCTCTTACGAACTTTAATTCCGTTACTCATATTTTTTTCCAATTGTTAAGTCTAAGGTTTGCTTCTAATCCTTGGTACACATTAGATTGTACCATATTTTGCACACTATGTCCAGACAGGTACATGTCATTTATGTCCTTCTGCTGTATATTATTTGGCCATATTACGACCTTATCTCCTCTATTGATTGCGTTGGAGATTCTGTTGACGATTTCTCTATTGCGTGGCTCGTTATCATAAATCCAAATATAATCGCTCCAACCAAACGTCCGACAGTCAATATCGGAACCAGCCATAGCAACTGAGTTCTTGATAAACGTGGAGTCAAACGGTCCTTCAACAATATAAACTGGTTCTTGAGCATTTATTCTATCCTGTCCAAAGATTTTGGGTTTGTCCTCATCAAGCATTATCGTAATGTATCTCATCTGTGCCGAAGGGGCTAGCGATCTGCCTTGATATCCGAAGAGTTTACCATCTTTATCCCTGAATGGGATTATAATACGAGGACTATCTTGTCGGCAGTTATCAAAGGTTTTTTTCTGCTCATTAGTCCAAGCTTTAAACTTAGGACAATAGTAGAAATAATCTAAGTCTTTGATACCTCGTTTTTCAAGATACTCTCGTGCTTCGTGTGAGGTATTTAGCTCTGAAATCTTCTCTAAATTAACATCACCCCCATGAAAATTTGGAGATGAAAAATTAAATTTTGGATTGGGTGTGACAGTACCCTTGCCAGTTCTACCTTCTTTAAATTTCTCCATCACATATTGGTCATGAAGAAAAGAATCTTGATCTTTTATAAAGTTTGCTAATGTTCTGCCAACGCCACAATTGTGACATTTGTACATGAATTCATTTTTAATTTTGAATATATACCCACGAGTTTTATTCTTTCTCTTCTGTGAATCACCACAGTAAGGACATCTGAAATTAAAAAGGTCTGCCTTCTTCTTCTTGAAGAGGGTCAGACGGGGTGAAACGAGTTGTATATATTTTACGTCAAGATACGACAAAGATCCATCAAGATACTTGTGATGAATATATCATAGTGGTTTGTGGCAAATTTGTCAAGGGTTTTTGTTTTTCTGTAAAGATTCCTTTGAGGATTGCTTGTCCTGGTATGCTAACGATGAAAGATATAACAGTAAGAGCACCAAAAATAGACCACATTTTCTTTTCCATTGTCCTAAGACGATCATCAACCTTGCGTATATCCCTCTCGCATCCTTTTTTGATTTCATCTGCTCTACGATTTACTTCTCTGTGTAACGATTCTACTTTTTCAAAAAGAACTGCATCAATACGATCTTGCTTGTCTAACTTTTCATTGTGAACAGCAAGAAGTTGTCCCATCTTTACAGAATTATCTTGTAAGGACTGGACAACTTTTTCTAGTCTTTCTAATATGGCAGCGTTAACACCTTGGTTATCCATCAGACATTACGGACAGCAAAATCTAGGGCAGATTGATAAGATGCAGCGTCTTTGTTTAACATGTACTGGAACTGTTGCTTGTACTCGTCCTTCTCTAGACCAGCATAACAAGCAGCGATTCTTTTTGCTGAAAAATTATCTAAATTTTGTGATGAACCATCCTTGAATTGGATTTTAGCAAAGTGTGTCTCGCCACTTGGGTTCAATTCTTGTGTTGCTACGTCAAGTGCAACTTGTATTACATCCTGATTTTCATTAACCATAGTTTCACCTTCAAATTCTGTTGAGTTGTTCAATTTTGTTAGTTTTTTCTGTTGAGTTGATGCCTTCTTCTTAAAGTCTTGAAGACGTGCCTTCATAAGGACATCCATTTCCTTAGTCTTATCCATCATGGACTTCTTAGCACTGTCCTTTCTGGATTGAAGTTGCTTCTGACGCTTCAACTTCTTCATCTGACCGATTTGCTTCTGTGCTCTCTCAGTATTAGATGGAGCTGCTTCGGAAATTTGTTTTTCTTCTACGTGTTCCTTTTTCATTTTTCTTCTATTAATGCGAGACATCAATTCTTTAGCACCAGATGTACGACCATCAACTTGGTCTTGGTTGCCTTTTTTATAACGTCTGTGTTGTCTAGGATTGACTACTACGAACGCTGGTGGTAGTGCTAATCCAGAACCATCTCCAGCTTTCATATCAAGTTCAACTCCTTTAAACACTCAGTATTTACATCTTTATTTAGTGATAGAGGAAGTCTGTCAAGAAATAACAGGAATGCCTTCATCACTGGCCAGTAGTTCTTCTCTATTTTATAGAAGAGTAAAGGCGTTGCTGCGTCACCAAATACATTATACAACAATATAATATGATTAAGTATTAGATGTTTTTTAAGCTCTCCCGTAGTTTCAAACCTACGAAAGAGCCTCTTGATGTATTTGAATTTTTTTATATCCTCCTCAAAGTCAGCATATGTAACTGACTGAGGATTATTATAATTTTTAATAGCAAAGATAGTCCAGTTATCTGGAGTCAATTCATCAAACTTCATTTACATATTAAGTAACGGTTAGGGTTGCAGCAGTAGATGTTACGGGTGTTGCACCTTGTGATGTTCCAACCACACATCTGTACTTGTTACCATTATCACCAGCTGCTGTTGCTGCTGTGGTATATGTAGCAGTTGTTCCACCAGAACCTGTTGAAACATTAGTATAGTTAGTACCATCTGTACTTACTTGCCACTGATATGTTGCTGTAGCACCTACGCCATTTACATTAACTGTAATGTCTGAAGCACCACCATATGTACCAGTTCTGCTTAGTGTAATTGTATCGTTGTCTGTGTATCCACCACCTTTAACTGTCATTGTAGGTGTGGCAGAACCATTAGCTGCAACTACGACTGATACCTTGATACCTGATCCAGTACCACCTGTACCTGTAATTACATACGTACCAGCAGTTCTTCCTGCTGTAGCACCAGCGTTGGCAGCACCGTCAATTGCAGATGCTTCACCTGTTGGTGTACCAGCAACTGTGAACTGAGCAGTGTTGGTTGCAGCAACTGATGCGTTAGAAGGATTAGTTGTAGTAACTGTGGATAAGAAATCACCTGCAAGTGTGTCATCTGCCTGTGTCTCACCAGAGTTTGCTTCACCATTAGCGATGAAGATTAATTGTTCTGCCTTGTGACGTGGGTTACCTGCACTATCGTTATAAGTGAAGTATGACCACCAACCAGGAGCATTCAATCCACGTGCTTTATTCTGTGCAAGTGCTGCTTCTGTTTCGTCAATATAGACGATAGTTTTTGTTTGTGAACTCGCAGCGACACCAATACCAGCTTTGGTTTTATTGGCATTACTGTCGTCCTTACCATAAAGTGACATTGAGATGCTCCGTTATTAAAATTTGTCTATACTATATTTATTCAAGTAGTGCTTTCTCTAGTGCTGCGACTAGTTGATCATCTACTTTGTTACCTGATTTGGCAGCTGCCTTCTTAAGTAATCCAATAACAAACTCCTTGAGTTTATCTTCTAGATCTTCTGGGATCTTGTCTACTGCTGCATCAATGATCTTGATGGCGAATGGGAGTAAAAATTTAGTCATAATTAAAACAATTGTTATATTATATAGTGTTATATTTATACGAGTTTATGCTGGTACACAATTTGGTACAGATTTACCACCTTTCATCTTAGTTCCTTGAGCTCTGTAACCCTTCCAACATGTCTTCTTCTTAGGGTCTCTACCGATATTTCTTTTTGCTTGTGCTAATGAAGCTTCCTTGACAAGCATACCATCCTTACCTACCTTCGTACCTTTTGGTATAGGTTTGCACTTTTTCTCATCAAAACAATAGTAGTTACCTTCACTACAAGATTCCTTACCTTCCTTAACACCCAATGCTTTATCAGGTTTCTCAGGAACTTGTGGCATTATCTTTAATGTAGTACCCTTCTTCAATTTTAGTTCTTTTTTAGCTTTGATCTTAGCAGCGTAGCCAGCATCCTCTCTAAATTGTTTAAGGTTTTTCATTTTTGAGTCTATCTTTTTTTCTTAAAGGAGTGCCTTTAGGATCTCTTTTTAAATCACGTTTAATTTGTTTGAGTTTCTTTAAATGTTCACGAATCTCTCTTCTTTCCATAGTATGACATAATCTTAGAAGTCATCTTCTTAGCATCTGACTTCCATTCTTCAGTTTTTACTTCCTCTTTATGAGGTATTGTGTTACCATCCTTATCTTTTTCATGGTGCTCTTCTATTTCAGCAAATAGATTCTCAATCTCTTCCTTCTTCATTCCTTTCTTAGCCATCGCTTTTTTGATAGCCTTATCTCTAGATCCAAAGTACTCGTCCTTACCAGACTCTACCTTGCCATCTCCATCATAATCTTTCTTTGCTTTCTTTTCTTCTAACTGCTCACCTTCTGGTTCAAAACCTGCTTTAACACAGTTGTCAACAGTCTTACCACCTTTCTTTTTAGTACCTGCAAGTTTGTATCCTTTCCAACATGCCTTACCATCAAGACCTTTTGCCTTCTCAATGACGTACATTTCGCCATCAATTTCAACTTGTTCCTTAGAAACCAAAGTCATGTTCTTCAACTGAGCACCATGTGATTGTGGTTGACCAGTTGACATAGATCCTTGTCCAATTGTCATTGTACCCTTGAGAGCAACAGGGGGTTCACCAGGATTTGCATTTGATTTAGGGTCTTTTTGACTACCATCATCAGAATTTACAACACTTGGAGTAGGAATAGCACCAGACTTATCATACTCTATAGCAGGTAACTCACCGATAGCAGACTTAAATGCTGCACCAGTTCCACCACCTTGCTTCTGTCCCGTAGGAATTTCTTCCTCTTTAATGTTAGAACCTTGGAAGCATTCGCCACCCATCCAGTTCTCATACATTTTCATCAATTGTTTTGAATACTCGTCATTTGCGGTGACAGTATTAACGGCTCTCTGTTTATCCATTTTATACTTATAGACAGTCTTCTAGGATCTATTTATATCTCTAATATCTTTTACCCATGCACGAAACATTTCACCATCTTCGGTAACACAGATAACATAGTTAACACCTGATCTGTGGATCCTACCTTTTTGACCTGTGATGGCATTCATAACATAGTCACCCTCAACAAATACTTCTTTCTTACGATACTGTTGTCTGAGTGCCTGTTCACGTAGTTTTCTAAAATTTTTCATTTAGCATTTCCACTTCCGTAGTGCTAATGCCTTACGGGTTGGTCTTCCTTTCTCGTCTTTCATAGGTCCTTTGACCCCACCCATACGAGCACAGAAAGATCTTTTTCTAGGTCCTCCACCAGGTTGTGGTGCTTTTAAATCACTACCAGGATTCTCACGTTCATAAGACTTGCGACCCTTTTCATTGAGTCCACCAGATTTATTCTTACCTTCTTTACGTTGCCAAGCAGATTCTTGGAAATCTTGAAATGTTTTCATTTAAAATTTGCTGGTAAATTTGATGCAATTTCTACCATCATAGCGTAACAGTCTTTATCATTCAATGTTGTTGGTATACCTGCACGAAATGCTTTGAAGTCACCAGCAAATGCTGCTCTTCTCATCTTAGTACCAGATACTGCAAAGGTATCACCATCTGCATCTCTACTACCAGAAGATACTATTTCTAAAACACGAAATGAAAAATCTTTATCATTGCCATTGTATTTATGTAACCATTGCATCGCAGCAACCCTATCAGATCCTACCATAAACACCGCTTCATCATATCCTCCCATCATTAAATCTTGCATGATAGCAACTGGTTCTCTAGGACCGCTATAAAACTTACCTCTATGCTCTGGAAACATTTTAGTTATCCAAAACAATTTTCTATCTGGTGGTAGAGGATTAGTACCCTTAGCGTCATGACTTTGAGAGATGTATATACGATAATCATCAGCACCAGCTGCTCTCTTTACACCAGCAAAGTTGTCTTTGTGTCCAGAAGTAGGTGGTTGGAACCTACCAAATGTAAAATAACATCTTCTACCCTTTAACGCCATTGTTTTGCCAAAGTAAAGTTAATATAAGAGAACTCTAAACGGTTATCAAACTTAATCATATCACCATTTCTATGTAGTACATACCCTTCAGGTCCTGTAACTTTATATCCCTTGTCAGTTTGAGCAAATGTTTTAAAAGTTTCTAGATGATCTAGTTTATCAATAACCATTTGTTTAACTATTTGTAGTTCTTTGTAGAGATTAAGCATTGACTTAAATTTATATACATTATCTCTCAAATAATTCTGACTATTATGTACTAACTTACTCTTCTGTGCTTTAGTTGATGCTGTTTTAATCTTATCAAGCATCACTGTAGTCTTATCATAGTAAAAATTATAAAGATTTTCAAATGCTGTATCGGCATTACTAATAGTACGTGCTGCTTTTATCTCAGCATTAAAAAATGGTTTCAAATATGATGCTACATGCCATTTTTCATCACCTGTTTTACCTGTATTTGTAACCAACTCATCTAAGAAATCACCACATTTCATACACATTTTTTCTATGTCTGATACATGCTTATCAAACTTCATCTCTTCGTTATGATTTAACCCAACTTTGTGCATAGGTGTATCATTATCAATACAAAATACATTTCTACTTGAAGGAACCTTTGCACCTGCACGAGCTTGCATACTTAAAAAGTCATCTCCTGTATAATGTGTATGAAATACTACTCCAACCTCTGATGAATTTACTTGTTTACCTATTGGATGGTCTACTGGAATAGCATATGTTATAGTATTAGGTCTGAATGTATACAGTCTTTCATCATGAATTCTTTCAGTCCTAACATCACCAGGAGTAAAGACAAGATCACCTTGAATTACTCCTTTTATATCCAGATCCTTAAAATATTTTAAACAAACTTTTAATTTTTTATTTAACTCACCTCCATCAGGATAATGTATATCAACATCAACTTCCTCGTAACAAATTTTTGGAGTCTGAGCAAAAACACTCTTAGTTCCTACAAAAAATAACCCAGTAAGAGGTTCTTTTCCACAAACAATAGCAGGTGCTCCATCCCATTTTGTTTGCATATATCCTGTGGTGTTATCACAACCAAGCATCCTACGTAATTCTTGCAAAAAACTAACAGCTGCTTTACATCCCTCAACTCCATAGTTGAGCATCTCATCTTCAAGGTGTTCTAAGTGTTTTAGTTGTGTTACGTTAGCCATTACATTTTATTTGCTTCTCTTGATTCAGCTTCCCAGAACATAGTTTCTTTAGTCTCTCCATTAAACTTATATCCTGCCTGTAAATGAGTTGGATATGTGGCATTCGGATCATCTTTTGTAGATTTTCCAGAAGTATTTCTAATACTAAAAAGTAAATTTAAAGTTGGTGTTGTCATAACAATATTAATACGTTTTGCATCACCACTTCTACCAGTACCACCGTATTGTATAGTAATACTACTCTTAGATGGAATACATGAACTGTCAAGAAATTTTTCTGTCATTTTCATGTGAAATATCTTGCCTTTATCCTTATGAACATAATGATATCCATAACCTAAAGACCCTTTAATTAAAGCTTTGAGAAGAGATGTTTTAAAACCCTTTCCTGGTTGAGCAGTTTCACTATATGCTAGTCCTGCATCAGCATCATTAAATACTTTACAAAATTTTTCATGATCTATTCCAAAAGTATCAAGTAATTTCTTACCATCATTCAATTGAATATTACCCGCTTTAATATCAGCAATAGGAAAATAGTTAGTTCTAACACCTAAATTAACCAAAGCAGTAGTGCCACTTGTTTTAGCAGAAATATAGGTTAGTGCTCCTTTGTCTCCTGTTACAGTTACATCACTAACTTTCTCTCCTATATCATATCCCTTTCCACCACCTGCATCACCAACGTACCATGTCCCATTCTTAAGTTTTAGTGGTCTTTTAGTATCATTACCACCCATATTCTTAGCAAAAAGTGTTCTATTATTCCACCATTTATAAGTGTCATCATAAACTGTTGACATTTGTAAGACAAATTCTTTTTCTGGACTCTCAGGCATTGAATCTATACCTTCAGTTGCATACTTATTAATTACTTGTACTAAAACATCTTCAAATTTATTACCTTGGTTTCCTTTACCTCTACCTTTTCTACTACCATCACCCCAATAAACTTTAAGTGCGTTTAATTTTGCTTCTTTTGATATTTGTTTCTCTCCTTCTGCACCTTTCTTATATCCTTTCTTCTGTACAATCCTCATAATTTTGACTTGTTTCTTACCACCACTTTCATCAGCAGAAAATGCTAGAGGATCAGGTTCATCAGGATAATTAGATTGTATATGATCCCATAGACGCATGACTTCTCTTGCAACTTCTGGTTTCATGTTGCATTTCTTGACAGCAGCCTGACATTTTACACGAGTGTTTGGTATTATATCCCAAGCCATTAAAAAAGAGGGTTAGTTCACCCTCTATTTATTGTTATCTATCGCCCTTTGCTCTGACCTCAGACTTTTCTATAGAAAAACTACCACCAGGATATCTCTTCTCTAGTTTTTTTACATTACCTTTGACAACATCATCAAAATCTACACCTAATGCTATGCAAGCGTTTGCTACGTACCACATAACATCACCCAACTCAATAATAAGATGTTCTCTATTGTCGTCATTCCAAGGCTTACCTTGGAAGACCATCTTTTTAACGATCTCCAGAAATTCACCAGACTCAGCAGCAAGCCCAATGCCAGCAGTGGTAAGACGTTCAATGCAGGCACCTTGTCTGTCAAGTTCACCCATGCGATCAGCAAGAGCGACAAAATCTTTAGAACTATCGGATGTGACAGCATCTACAAACTGTTCGTATTTTTTAAAATCAATAGCCATAATTTATACATTCCATTCAGCAAATTTAGATAATCGGTCTTGTGTTTCAGAGAACTGTGGCATCCCTTCTTCCTCCTGTGTATCCATTACAGATGTACTATCAGCAACATCATAGAGTCTCATCTTCGCTCTGTCAATACCAATCATAAATTTTCTATTATTGGTAGGATCATTATATCTATTCTTCAATTGCTTGACTAATATACGACCCTGTGATTCTAGTTCTTCGGTAGAAATAAGAGCAAACATAAGGTCAGCAGTTGCAGGGAGACCGAAAGACTCACTTGTGTCAGTAAGATCAGGATCACTATTCCCAAAACCTGCACGAGTAGTTTGAGTAGCGGATACGATTGGAACATTATGTTCAACTGCGAGACCACGAAGTTCTTCTGCGATTGCTTTAACATATGTGTATGAATTTACTATAGCACCTTTATACCTCGCACTTGCACATATATTCAAATAATCTATGAATATTATATCAGGTTTGAAATCTTTTTTCAATGTTAGATCTGATAAGAGTGCCTTAAAATGACCTGCATGAGCAGATGCAGTAGGATATTCTTTGATAATAAGTTTACCTTGTGTTTTCCTAGAGATCTCATTGACTTTACTATTATAAAGAACTTCTGGAAGTTCTGGTATATCTCTTATGTTGCAGTTGAGAAGATTTGCGTCAATTCGTTCAGCAATTTTTTCTTCTGCCATTTCACATGTAATGTATAATACGTTCCGTCCTTGCAACAGGATGGAGCTAGCCACGTGGCACATGAATAAAGACTTCCCGACACCTGTACCAGCAAGTGCGATGTTAAGAGTCTTGTTAGGGAGACCACCTTTCGTGATATAATTAAACTTTTCAAGATCAAAGGCAATCTTTTCCTCTTTCTTGTGGTAGAACTCATATCTGTCTGTAGATTGTTCAATATAATCATGTCCTATATGTTCATCAAAAGAAACAGCAAGAGCATCTTGAAGGATACTAGGGATAGCACCCTTATCTAACTTACCATCTCCACCATCAGCAATCTTAATTGATTGCATTAACGCAAGATATATAGCACGATCCTGACACCACTTCTCTGTAGCATCTACAACCCAATCCTTGTCAACCCACTCATCATTATAGTTTTTGATATGCTCAAGACATTTTTGAAATGTCTCATCTGTCAGGTCACTACGATTTTGTAAATTGATATTAAGGACTTCTTTAGTCGGAACTTTATCATACTTGGTAGAAAAATCTTGAATCTCCTCAAAGATAATCTTTTCATGAAGTTCAATAAAATATTCTGCCTTGACAAATGGAACTACCTTACGATAATACTCCTCATCGTATAGTAAATTTCTAAGAATTGTTTCTTCAACTCTTTCAGTTGCCATAACTATATTCCGTCCTTGCTGCTTCTTCTAATTTTGCCATTACTTCATCTGTGAAGTATTTCTCAGGATCACTGAGTATAGACTTAGGATAAACATTACTACCACCAATGGAGATACGGTTTCCCACCCTCTTAAAGATGTTGTACTTCTCACCCAATTCAATGAGTCCATAATATTTGTCCAATCCACGTTCGTCAAAGTATAATCTGGTAGCAACTTTAGAACCCTCCTTAGATAATCTAGATTTTTTTGCTTCACACTTAATAATGTTACCTACCAAGTCCGTACCCTCTTTCTCTTTTGATTTAGTTAAGAATACTATAGTAGATGCTGCATATTTTAGACCTGCACCACCTCCCATTTCTTTCATTGGCACATAAGATCCAATCACATCGTATGTGTGATTAGTAACTATCATAGGAATCTGTGCTTGTCCTAATTTTAAAGTCAAAATTCTAAAAGCACCCTTAATTAGTTGTGATTTAGTCATATCTCTGACTTGTTTGTCTGCTAATGCATCATCCATTTCTTTGGATGTACTCAGCATACCAAGAGAATCAAGAACAAACATCAATGGTTGACGTTCATCTTTTGGTTCTTTCATATACTTATCAACAATTCTTATTGCTTGAGTTCTAAACTCTTCTATTGTTGCAACAGGAAAGATTACCATTCGTTTTGAATCAATTCCTCTAGTTTCAATTAGATCCTTACTGAGAGCAGATTCAGACTCAAAGTAAATAACCCCACCGTTGCTATTGTTATCAAGAAAGTTGCGTACAACACTAAGGGCAAAGAAAGTTTTTCCTGTTGAGGATTCTCCTGCCAATGCAGTGACTTTGTTGGATGGAATACCTCCAAATAAAGAACCACTAACGACAGCGTTGAAAATGTAAGAGCCAGTATCAACAAAGGAGGATGTATCTCCTGCAGCCACTCCATCACTAACCTTACTTGCAAATTCATTTCCACTATCTTTAATTACTGTATCTAAGAAACCCATGTGTCTGTTACCTCACTTTCGTACATATTAATATAATCATGTTTTTTTGCCAATTCAAGAGCATAAAACCTTGCAGCTTCACGGTCTTCAAAGACTTTTATTTGTTCAGCGTCAAGTGCTTCCACTTGACTGTCCTGATATGTTACTGTCCAAACCGTTTTCATGCGAAAAAACTCCCTATTGTTACTTTCTTTTCGTGTGTCCATCCCACGCATTGTAGCACATTTTTGAGAGGTTCTAAGAAAGACTTCTCAAATTGTAACTGATAGTCAACATATTTGTCAAGGTTCATTTCTGGTGGGATAGCACTAAAAAATGACACACAATTCTCATGCAATGGATTTGGTGTCTTTAGATAAATGAACTTGATCTTTTCTCCCTCTTGAATGTATGGATACTTATGTTCTAACTTGTTTTTTCTTACAAAATCATTGTAAAGTAATGCACCCCTTACGTGGATGGGTGTTCCTTTGCAATAGATGTCAGTTCTGCTGCGGTATTTTTCAAGGTTGTTAACTCCTCTGGGGAAGGCGACTCCTTCTGTTCCTTGCTCTTTGGTCTCTGCTCTGACAGCATTGACAAAAGAGATAAGTTCATCATTTGTTTTGCTGATAATGATCTTAAAAGCTGCATATAACTTGTCCCTAAAATATTGAGGTGTTGAAGACCTTGCTGTCTCCAAACCCATGATTTTCATCTTGGGTTCTTTGTACCTGACTCCTTCTGAGTCCCACACATTTAATATATATCTCTTCTTCGCTGTCCATATACCACGATCCGCAATATTTTCACGTTTCATAATCATTTTTTGATCATACGCATTAACATATGTTGCCAATTCTTCATACGATGCGTTAATAAACGGTTCCAATTTATCTTTACAGACCTTATCAAGTAACTCAACAATCTTATTCTTATCGTCAGACTTATTACTAAAAAATTTATTAACAACAGGTCCGAGATTAAGATATATTGAGTCGGTGTCAGATGCAATGACATAATCTACCTTATCTGTTGCGAGCAGTTTATTTAGATAACCATTCATCTTGTTTTCTATCCAACGAATAGAAACCTGTCCAGATAAAGTTATTGCTTCTGCATTTGCAAGACGATAATAACGGAAGTGTTCATTACCAATAGCACCATAGGCAGAGTTAAGAGAAATCTTCTTTGCCATCTGAATATTATTACAGCGAGAAATCTCATTCATGAGTTCAACAGTAGGAGTTTTTTCATACTGTTGCTTTGCCTTGATCATTTTCTTCTTGAAGATGACTCTAGAGTCATACATCTTCTGCATCATCAAAGGTAAGAATCCTTGTGTGTCTTTCTTATACTGTGCTCCGTTAGCACATACAGCAAGATCACCATCTATTTCTACTTCTTGTTGAAGTATTTTATCAACTGTAACTGTTGGATGTCTGTCATCTGTGAGCGTCTCTGGGGAAATATTATATTGCATAATGAGATGAGGATACAGACTATTAAGGTCAAAATTAACCACCCAGTCATAGCGTCCTGCTTTTGGTTCTTTGACATAAGCACCTGCGTATTTTGCATCTTTAAGTGCATCCCTTTTAGGAGGGATAGCAATCTTACGTTTATTTAATTCACAATAGATGTAGTTGTCCCACATTCTTACCTGTGAAAATACATCTTCATAGTTTACTTTAGCATCATATGCCATAGTAAATGCTAGATCAAGTAGTTTCATCTTGTCATCAAGTTTATCTACCAACCTAACGTCATGAATGTTATATTCAATAAACTTTTGCCAGTTCTTTTCATAGAACTCTTTGAAAGTATCATACTCAGAGTGATCTAACTTTCTTTCCCCAAGTTCAACCAAACAGATGTGATCCAAGCGATAACTTTCTTGGTTTGTATAAGTGAATTTTCTGTATAATTCAAGGTAATCCAACGTAGAAATGCCTGGAAGATCATAAGCGATCTGTTTTCTTCCTTTAATGTAAATTTCTCTAGAAGAAATAAGCTTCCACGGGCTAAGAGATTTAGCAGCTTTCTCACCAAGAATCCTAGTAACACGCCGAGCGATATAGGGAATATCAAACAACTGTACGTTCCAACCCGTAATAACATCAGGATAATTTTCATTCCAGTATTGTAAAAAGGCAGACATCATAGACTCTTCAGTTCTAAAATGCATGTAATCTACTTCAGAATCTGTATTATCAAATGGTCTAGCACCAAAGACAACAATACGACCAGTATAAGAGTCTTTAATACTGATCGCTAGGATCTCTTGGTCTGCTGATTCTATATCAGGAAACCCATTCTCAGCAGCAGTTTCAATATCAATGTTAAAGATACGAATCTTTGAAGTATCATAACGAATCTCATCTTCTGGATGTTCTTCTACAATATACTGATAAAGATACCGAGTATTACCATAGATATCAAAGTCATCAACCTCTCTGTATTTCTTAACAAACTCTTTAGCATCATTGATTGATCCTAATTTTAGGGGTTCAACACAATCACCTTCAAGAGTTTTCCAATCAGAATAATTCTTACTAGCAACATAAAGTGTAGGGTTATAAGAAACCCTATAGGAAAAAGGAGAACCGCCCTCGTACCCACGTACTAAAAGGCGGTTACCTGCCTGTTCAACATTAGTATAGAACTTCATTCGTTAAGGACTTCTGGTTCAATAGTTTTACTACTGTAGTACTTAGAGAGTATGTCTCTGCTAGGTTCTACAAAAGTTAGTATATCAGAGGATCTTACAACTGTCTCCTTACTATCAGCAAAGGGTAACCAATCTTTAAGATCATTACCCTCTATTGACATAGGATTAACTAGAATACAATCAGGATCACCAAACTGTGCTCCGTCAATTTCCTCCACCTGTGCTAGTAGCCACTGGTCCTTCAGTAGCAGCACTTGTAGATTCTTGGGTTGGTTCTCCATCTGTAGTTCCTAAAATATCTTTTCCATTATTAGGTAAGAAAGACAAATCAATCTTTGCTTCTGCTAACTTACCAACATAGTTTTGCAAAATGTCATCAGCAGGTGGCATCGCTGCAATAACTGAAGTAGGATTAATTCTATGATCTTCAAATGGAGTATAAGGATTCCATCTACGATAAGTTACATTGAATTGTCCTTCTTCTCCTTCGCTTAAAGACAATGATAGAGGATATAAAAGTTGATATGCAACAAACTTTTGTTCTCCATCAACTTCTTCTCTTATCTGTCCAAAATTACATATAACATGTTCACCAGTAATAAGATGAACAATACGAATATTATGTTCAATCTGTGTAGGTGCTTCTTCCATAATTTAACAAACCTTTTTTATAT